GGCTACGCCAGTAGCGATCGACGGTTATTTTTACGCATACTACTATTTTTATAGGGTCCAATTGAGCGGCGGCTAGGGTGAGCGGCGGCTAGGGTAATCTGATGAGATGGTCGATAACGACGATGACGGTACGCTCGCCGAACAGATCGAGCGCAAGCAGTTGGCACAGCGAGTTCTTACAGCTCGCGATCTATTGGCCAAAGGCGAGCACGTTCCGCGCGACGAATTGCGTGCTCTCAAGAAATACGAAAAGGAACAGCTGCGGACACTGGGCCAGAGGTATCTTAAAGCGATTCCGAAGGCTCAATTTGTCGAGCTGTTTGGCGGTTACAACAAAGTCTACATCGACTGGCGTGATGCACACGGATTTCCTTGGCCGGCAAATCATCGCGTTGGAGTCAATCTCCGCGACGTGTTGCAGTTCTATCGTAAGTGGTTTGCTCGAAATGGTTCATCGTCTGTCAATGCGGATGAAGACGATAGTTCTCGCGGTCTTCAGAATGAGCTTGAGCGCCAACGAATCCGCGAAAAGGACGTTACCTACCAACTCAAAGCTATTGAATTGCAAAAGGCTCTCGATGATTGGGCACCGATTGAGCCGATCAGAGAGTGGCATAATACTTTAGCGGAATTGATTTTGCGTGTGCGAGAGAAGATCGTAAACACATTGGACGGCGAAAAGAAAGAGCTAGCAGAACAAGTGTTTGACGATTTAGGTGATGACATGACAAGACTAGTCGAAGAAAGATTCGGAGAGAATGCCAACAACACTGGTAAAGATGCCTGATTTGGCTTGGCGGCCTACGGTTTACCGCGAACTGAGTAGATTTACTAAGAACGCACGCGGTCGACGTATGCGCAACCGGGTCGAATTTGCCAGGGATATGATCGTTATTCCCGAAGGGCCGTTTAAGGATTCGCACTGGCGGCCACACTTCCAGCCTTATTCGTATCATTTGCTCAATGCGATGGATACGCTGGGGTTTCGCAAGTATCGTGTGACGGGCTGTGTGCAGAGCGGCAAGACGTTTAGTGTACCAGTCATCAATACCTTGTGGCATTTATTCGAGCTGCGGCAAACAGTGGTTTTCGGCGTGCCGGAAATGGAGACGGCCGGCGACAAGTGGCGCGAGGAATTGTTGCCGGCTATTGAAGCTAGCCCGTGGCTGCGGCAATTCCTGCCGAAAGGCGGCAAGGGTTCGCGGGGCGGGATTGCTACATCTTACAAATTTCGCAATGGGGCAACACTGCGTTTTATGAGTGCCACGGGTGGCGATCATCGCAGGTCGCATTACACGACGCCAGTTGTGGTTAAAACAGAGGTGGATCGATACGATCATTCTTCAGAGCTGTCGCGGGAAGCATCGCCGGTAGAACAGATGGAAGCACGGACGGAAGCGTATGGGGACCGAGCCTACAGTTATGAGGAATGCACGGTAACAACCGAAACCGGGCGGATTTGGACGGAGTTGCAGCGGGGGACGAATACGCGGCTGTTTGTTCAATGTCCGCATTGCGACGATTGGGTATGTCCGCAACGAAAAGACTTTGTTGGGATCGAGGATTGCGGCAGTGTGTTAGACGCTAAGAAGCTGGGCAGCTTTAAGTGCTCTAGTTGTGCTGCGTTATGGTCGCAAGTGGAACGGCGTCGGATGCTGAGCATTGACCGGATGTTGTCAGTCCACAAAGGGCAGGAAATAGTTAATGGCAAAGTCAAGGGCGATGTACCGGAAACTGATACGATGTCGTTTTCTTGGAACGCTTTTCATAATGCGTTTTGGTCAACGTCGAAGATAGCCGCCGATGAGTGGAACGCGATTTATAGCCCATTCCCTGATGAGGCTGATTTGAAGCGGCGGCAGTTTGCTTGGGCGCTTCCGTCCGAACCTGAAGAATTTGACATCACACCGCTGACCATGCAGGACATCTTAGGCCGCAAGCTAAACGGGTTGACGTTGGGCGTTGTGCCGTCGAATACAACTCATATCAGTTGCGGCGTCGACGTCGGCAAGCGAAAACTGCACTACGTTGTACGAGCTTGGACGAAAGACGATGAAAACAGGGTGACTGGGCACCGAATTGATATCGGAACCATAGATGTAGATAGCGATGAGATAGGTTTTCGGGACGCTGGGCCGAAGGCTTTTTTTCAGTTTATAGAAAAGCGGATACAGCCAGGCTATCGAGACAGCGAAGGGAATATTTACCCGGTTGCATTCACGCTTATTGATGGTGGTTGGCAAGGCGAGCATGCCAAAGAAGAAGTGATCTGGTCGATTATTCACCGCTGCAAGCAAAAGAACATCAAAGGCGTAATGATGGTGCTCGGGCGCGGTCAGTCAGAACCACCTGGTGCCGGGTCATACGTGCAACCGAAAGCATTATCAAAGGGTCATGTGGTTTGGATCGGCGAGCAATGTCATGCACGGATCAGCCGCAAACACCGTGTGCCGTTCATGATGCACAATTCGGACCATTGGAAGTCGTTCGTTCACGCAGGCTGCGAGGCACCGGTGAGCAGTAACGGTTCGTTGTCGCATTTCGAGCCGGTGACGAGCGAGGAAAAGGAATTGAATCGGACGCATGCCAAACAACTGTTGTCAGAAAAGAAGGTGTCAAAGTTTGTCACTGGCCGAGGGCAAGTGCAGGTTTGGGAGAAGAATAACCGTCTGCCTAATCATTACTTTGATGCTGACGCTTACGCTTGCTCTGGTGCCAACCTGGCCGGCGTGGTGATTAGTCAACACCGCTACGAACCAACGCCAAGCAAAGTGAAATCACAACCTATAGAAACGCACGACGGTCGTGCTTTCCTAGTATCTAATCGCGAGGAGTAACAAATGGCTAAAAAGAAACGGCCTACGGGTATAGAGGCCAATGGCGAAGCTGGCGGGGTGACTGCCACGCCAATGCAGGAAGTATCAGAGCCGGTGGTGCAAGAGGTGTCGATAGTTGTCGAGGCACCGATGGGAGTATGCGACGATGGCTATGCCGCCAATCATATCGAAATGGGTGGAATGATGCCAAAGCAGGCTGCGGCGCTGAAACGCATTCGTTGCTCACTGGCGGATTCAGCTATGCGAACACAACGCAGGGACGCAAATCACCGGGATGGCAAGGTGGTCGACTCTAATGCCGATGCACTCCGCTGGCTGCTCGATCAGTATGCTAATAAATATTACGACGAAACTGGCGAAGACATAATGAAGGGATTGACGTTCTGATGGGCAAGCTCGACGTGGTCGATACTGCCGAGCTGATCGGCGATTCGGCCAATCCCCGCACAATCGCACAGGATGCCGCGTCAGGGCTGGCAAGTTCCCTCGACAAGTTCGGCGACCTAAGCGGCATTGTCTACAACAAACGCACGCAGACGGTTGTATGTGGACACCAGCGGCTAACGCAGATACGCGAGAAGTGGGGCGACCGTCCGATTTCCGTTCTGGATATCAAGCGGGAGCTGGGCGGGATTGAGATCGACGATACGCATTACTTCCCGGTGCGAATCGTCGACTGGTCGAAGCCGTTACAACGGGCTGCCAATGTAGCAGCCAACAGTCACAAGATAGCGGGCGATTTTACTGATGATCTCGACGTGTATCTAAGCACGATCAAGGAAGACCTGGAAGGCGAGGCACCGGGAATTTATGCCGATTTGTTATTCACTGAGATCGAGGAATTGGTGAAGGCGAACACGCCGGAAGTTGTCGAGGACGAAGTCCCAGAGCCACCTGCCGAGCCCATCACGAAGCCGGGCGACTTGTGGCTGTTAGGAGAGCATCGGATATTGTGCGGCGACTCGACGAAGGCTGAAGACGTGGGGCGGGTGATGGGTGGGGAGAAGGCAATAGTATGCCTCACCGATCCACCCTATTCAGTAGCCTATGAATTACAAGAGCGAGAACCAGGACGCAAGACAAGGAAAGACCGGGGCGATAGTTATCGTGATCCCATTGATGCTGAGAAATTACTAACGACTTTCTTTTGTTTGATGCCTACAAACGCAGTCACAATGACTTATGCCTACAATAAAAACTTTCAGGCTCTGGCCAAAGCAACAGCCGAAGAGTGGGAATTACTTTACGAGTGTGTTTGGGTTAAGCACCATTTTGCTTTTGTTATTGGTAGGCGGTTTCAACAGAAGCATGAGCCAATACTATATTTCAGGCGGAAAAAAACAACTACGCCATTTCATGTAGACTCTAATATATCGACAGTGTTTGAGCACGATAAAGCAGCGACAAATCCTGATCATCCAACGTCCAGGCCGATGACCCTGTGGACAGACTTGATGGGGTTTCAATCCCAAGACCAAGATATAATCTACGACCCATTCCTCGGCAGTGGCACCACGCTAATCGCAGCCGAGCAACTCAACCGCAAATGCTACGGTCTGGAAATATCACCGGCGTATTGCGATGTGATAGTGGAACGCTGGCAAAACCTAACCGGCGAGAAGGCCAAACGGGAACCTTCCACGCAATCTGACTAACCGACACCCCTGTTGCACAACGCCTACTCAGACTAATCATGTAGCTTAGGTGCATGGCTACAACTGTTAGCGGTGAGCTTTCTTACGATGAGTTGCAAGTAATACGGCGCGACAACGTCGGCTATCGCTATGATTCTTCACTTGTCAAAGTGCGGCTTTACATTGAAGCCAGCGATGCCTTGCTTACTTGGTCGCTCGAAGAAACGGAACATTCTGGCGAACGCGCCAAGGTTAATCCCCTCATCTTAGAGCGGCAGCTTGAAAAGGCTCGCCTTTGGGAATCGGTCCAGAATGCGGTTACAAATGCCGCGCTACCTACGGTATATCAACCGGCCGACAATTGGCGGGGTGAGTGATGTCATACCGCAACAACGGCCACGCCAAGACGCTGGGGCTGGATGAGCTGCCGAAAAAGCAAGCCGACTATCGAGCCGCCAAGCGATCGACCAGGCTGCGACCTCGCCCGCGTGGAATACCCATCGGCGGTGCTACGGGCGACTATCACTACCGTAGCGAAGCAGATTTTCTATGGATGAATGAACTCGGGCAGGAAATGGACCGAAACAATGTCATCGGTTCGCGTATTCTGGATGTTCAGCAAAAGAACGTGCTGCAAGATGGTTTCCAATGCGATCCGCAGACTGGCGACGACAAACTTGACGAAGACCTAAAAGCCTGGTGGAACGAAGTCTCGAACGATCCGCAGCAGATCGACGCGCAGGGCGAGTTTACTTTCAATACGCTTACTGAATTTGCATATCGGGCAAAGAAAGCTGCCGGCGATATCTTTGGGCTACTGCGGAAGGATGCGGCCATTGAGTTGGCTGAATTCCATCGTTGTCGGACACCATCCGGTAGGCAGAGCAAGATCGTTCTGGGTGTAGAGTTGGATCGATCGCGCAAGCGTAAGCGTTATTGGTTTACAAACGATTCAGTCGACCCGTTAAGCGCAGCGGTCAAGAGAACGGATATGCGCTCATTCGATGCTTTCGATCCTGATGGCATACCGCAAGTGTTGCATGTGTACGATCCGAAGCGACCGACACAAACCAGAGGTATCACAGGCTTCGCGCCGATTTTCGACTTTCTGGGCATGCACGACGATTTGGAATTCTTGCAGATGGTCAAAGCTCAGATGGCATCGATGGTCTTGTTGTTGCGCAATCGATCAGAACATTTCGATCCAGCAACACTGTCGAATCTACCAGCCAGCGGAACAACGCCATCATCTACGCTTGATGATTTGATGCAACAGGAATTGCGGCCCGGTGCTCAGCTTGGTGGTATGCCAGGTGAGCAGCTTATGTTGTCGTCGGCAAATGTTCCAAACGCCGAATTCTTCCAGCACATGAAGTTGATTCTGTCGTTGTGTGGCGTGTCGTTCTACGTGCCGTTGGTGCAGCTCATGCTGGACGCATCAGAAACAAACTTTTCTGGCTATCGCGGCGCAATCAGCGAGGCTCGTTTAGCGTACCGTTGTGAGCAGGATTCGTTAGCCAGGCAATGGCATTCGCCGGTATATGTTTTCCAATTACATAAGCTGGCAGATCGAGATAAAGCGTTTGCGAAGGTTCGAGAGTCAGGGCGGTTTGGTCGCGGTAAGGTGAAGTTGTTCAAGCACAAATGGAAAAAGCCACGATGGGCGTATATTGAACCGATGAAGGATGCGGCGGCGGCGCTGGTTCGCACGTCCAACATGCTCACCAGTCCCAGCCGACAGGCGACAGAAGACGGCAGCGGTGAATGGGAAGATATCGTTGTCGAAACGGTGCGGGATCGTGCATTGGCGATACGCACGGCAATTAAAGAATCAGAAAAGATTAACGGCGAATATGAGCTATCGGAAAATGATTTAGTTAGATGGCGTGACCTGACACCGTTGCCTGTTCCTGAAAGAGTGAACGTGTCGGTGCAACAGGATTCGCCGGCAGCCACCGAAACAACTGAGCCAAGCGAGCAAGTCAATGCCGAATAAAAATAATCTTATTGTGCCGTTCGCCGATCAATACGTCGGAGTATGGGCTATTCGTGCTGAGAATTTCAACGCGCTGTTGGGCCAGGCTCAGAACATCAACTTACAATTGCATCTTGAGCAGTCGACAGACCCGGAGAAACAAGCCGCTATCAAGAAACAGGCGGCAATTGAGTTGCAAACAACTCGCGGCGGTTCGATTGCGGTGATTGAATTGCATGGTTCTTTATCAAAGCAGGCTTCAAGCTTTTCGTCTAGTCGAAGTATGGTTGCAGCCAGGCGGCAAGTGAGGGCGGCGGTAAACGATCCTGATATTCAGGGCATTGCATTACATATTGATTCGCCGGGCGGCACGGTAGCCGGCACAGTTGATTTGGCCGATGAGATCGCGGCGGCAGCTCGCAAAATGCCGGTGCATGCGTTCATAGAGGATTTGGGGGCATCCGCTGCATTTTGGCTAGCATCACAAGCAACGGCAGTGTTTGCCAACAGTAGCGCCGAAATCGGCTCAATTGGAGTCTTTTCGGTTATCACCGACTGGTCGGCACGGGCTGAAAAAGATGGCGCAAAAGTAAACGTAATTCGATTTGGCGAATTCAAAGGTGCGGGTATTGCCGGCACGGAAATCACCGAAGATCAGCTTGCCGAATGGCAAAAAACCGTTGACGCTTTCGGTGAGATGTTCGTCTCCGCAATCGCGAAAGGTCGCAACATGCCCAAAGCACAGGCCAGGCAACTGGCGGACGGTCGAATTCATATGGCTACAGACGCTATCGATTTGAGCCTCATCGATGGCATTCAGACTTTCGAGGCAACATTAGACGGATTGGCTGAAGCCATCCGCAAAGTACCTAGAAAAACGGAGGCCAATGCAATGGCTGACCAAGATGTAAAAACGGCAGATCAGCCGGCAACACTGGCTGAATTGGAATCGAACCTTGTGGGCGCGAAGAGTGACTTTTTGCTTTCGCAGCTCAAGGCCAAGGCAACATTGCCGGAAGCAATGCAAGCGTTTGTTGCCATGTTGGCGAGCGAGAATACGCAACTTGCGGAAGGGAAAGCAGACGCCGAAAAAAGAGCGGATGAAGTTACCCAGAAGCAAACGACCAACAAGCGTGGCGTCAGTGCGCTTGGCGACACTTCGGACGGCAGCGGCGAATCAGTGGGTGCCAAGGAAGCGTATTTTGAGGTGTTCAATGGGTATTTGGCCCAGGGAATGACCCGATCAAAGGCTTCATCCATGATGGCTCGAAAGCACAATGATTTACGGGTTGCGTTTGTGGAAGAAGCTAACCGCAATCGTTAATCGCAATCGCTGATCGTTGTGGACCGGCACGTATAAAAACAACAACCATTTATCGAGGTAAATTAAAATGGCCCAATATGTTGACACTAATACCAGAACCTTTACAGCGGATGCGGCAATTGCCAAATACGCGCGGGTTCTTTTTGAGGCTGACGGCAGAATCGTGACTGCTGGGCTGACCGATAAGGAAGTCGGCACGGCAATGACAGAAGCGTTTGCGGCTGGCGACAAGATTGAAGTTAAACTTCGCACAGCGGCGGGAACGCACAAGATGATAGCAGTTGAAGCGCTAGCCGTTGGTGCCACGGTTTATACTGAGGCATCCGGCAAAGTTCAGGATACCGCGCAGGCTACATCGTTTTTAGTCGGTCAGTCTTTGACTATTGCTGCGGCCGATGGCGATATTATCGAGGTACTCTATAACGTTCATGGTGATACAGCAGTAGTCTAGCTGAATCGCAATCGCTGATCGTTGTGGACCGGCACGTATAAAAACAACAACCATTTATCGAGGTAAATTAAAATGGCCCAATATGTTGACACTAATACCAGAATCTTCGAGGCTGACGCGGCGATTGCAAAATATGCCCGCGTTGTTCTTGAAGCAGACGGAAAGATCGTTACTGCTGGTTTAACGGACAAGGAAGTCGGCACTGCGTTAACTCAGGCGTTCGCCACTGGTGACAAGATTGCGGTGAAACTGCGCACAGGTGCAGGTAGCCACAAGATGATAGCAGTTGAAGCTATTACAGTGGGCTCAACTGTTTACACGGAAGCTAGCGGAAAGGTTCAAGATACGGCAGCGCCGACAAGTTTAATTATCGGAACTGCTTTGGGGACTTCAGCCGCCGATGGTGATATTATCGAGGTTGAGTATAGCAGTCACGGGGATAGCGCGGTTGATACCAACGCTATTTATATTCCTGATGCGGTACAGCAGACCCTTGCTGCCGGTGGCGGTGCTGTGACGATTACGGAATATTACACTGCTGGCGCTTCTGATGCTGGTGGTGATGCCTGGACGCTTGCGGATGGGTCTGTAACGGGACAATTGAAGAAAATTCAATTGATCACAGATGGTGGCGGTGATGCAACACTTACACCGGCAACTGCTTTTGCGGATGCCAATACAACCTGCACTTTTGCTGATGTTGGTGATTATTGCGTCTTGCGGTGGAATGGTTCCGCATGGCAAGTCATAGAGCTTGGCAATGATGCGGACGGCGCTACTGCTCCAGTGCTTGCGTAGAGTTAAGTTTAGTTTTTTTAGTGGTGCCGGAGTGCTCACGTAGATTACTTGCGACCACTTATAGATACAGTCTTGCGGCCTTCGGGCGTCATGCCGGCTGGGATTGTCTTGCGGCCTTCGGGCGTCATGCCGGCAATCCACAGACAGAAAGGTATGTTATGCCCAGCCCAACCGGAGCATTAAGCTCTCTGCGACCAGACCTTGCCGGTAGCTTCATGGAATTCGAATCGCAGGCAGATCGCGCAGGTTTCATTGCTCATCGCGTGTTACCTGTTTTTGAAACCGCCAAGCAAAGCGGTACTTTCGGGAAAATCCCGATCGAGCAACTCTTGCAGACCAGAGACACTGCGCGTGCTCCTGGTTCTGGTTATGCTCGCGGGCAGTTCACGTTTGGAACTGATACTTTTGCCTGCGAGGAGCACGGTGCTGAAGAACCTGTTGATGATCGTGAAGCTTTGATGTATTCGGAGTTTTTTGATGCTGAAATGGTATCAACTCAGCGCGCAATCGATGTCGTTCTAAGAAATCAAGAAATTCGAACTGCGGCTGCTGTTTTCAACGCGACAACATGGACCGCGACATCAATCACTAATGAATGGGATGATGCGGCCAATGCTGTTCCACTAACTGACGTAGAAACTGCTGTTCAGGCGGTCTATGCAGCTAGTGGCTTATGGCCAGATTCGCTGATCATCAACCGCAAGGTGTTTCGTAATCTGCGGAATGTCGCCCAGGTTGTGGATCGTGTGAAGTATCAAGGTTTCATGGATGCACGAGCTGGCAACATTTCCGCCGAGGCAATGTCTCAGGCGTTCGATCTGAATATTATCGTTGCAGGTGGTACGAAGAACACGGCCAACGAAGGAGCAACGGCAACGCTAGCGCCGATTTGGTCGGATGAGTATGCAATGATTGCTAAAGTGGTCCAAAGCAACGACATTCGAGAACCGGGTCTTGGTCGTATATTCCACTGGAATGAAGACGGCAGCGATTTCGACGGGCGAATTGAAAGTTATCGCGATGAGCCAGTTCGTAGCGATATCATCCGCGCTCGAAACGACGTCGATGAGAAGATTCTTTATGTTGAGGCAGGCGAACTGCTTGACAACGTAACAACGTGACCCTAGCCGCCGCCCACCCGGCAACGGCTTTAGGGTCGCGGGTGGGCGGCATTTTTTATATGAGCATACACAGCGCATTGATGGAACAAGCCGGATCGAGTGTGTTGCTTAGTGTTCTGGCAGATGAAGGCGATGGCGACAATCCGCCAGTCGTCTACTTGCCGCCAGGTGGTGCCGATCCGGTGGAACTAGCACGGGTAATTGTCGGTTCTCTGCGCGTTTCTGATGAGTTGGATGAGGACACCGGTACGCACCAGAAAGACGAGCAACAGCAAGAGGTTGAGCTAGTGATTCCGCAACCGTTCGAACCACACCTGCAAGCACATTTTGAAATTGCAATGTATGGTGAACCGGCATTTGCTGTGCGTGAGATACGAAGCGTAACGGCATCGCTAGTAACAGTGCTGGTTGAACGCAACTTGATTCAAAGACTGAAGCAGCGGGGTCAAGGCTGATGGCAATTGAGGCTGCTAGCAATTGTTGGACGATAGCCGAGCAGAAGATAGCCGACGCGGTCGCCAACTCGGCAGCATTTCAAGCGGTTACTGAAACAGCCAACGCAACAGAAGCGGCAAACTTTGTATTTGGAGAACAGAAAGACGAACCACTAAACGGCGAGACGTTTAGCAAAGAAGAATTAGAGAATATGCGATATTATGCGCAAGTTTATTCAAACGATGAGACGGCGTACGGGAAGGCGCTGGGTTTGACTTTAAGTTATCTTCCGTTTGGCTCGGCAATTTTGTTTGTCGAAAGGCTGGTCAGGGAATCCGAACGGAACCATGACGATGCAACCGAGAAAACGCATCGCATTTGGAAAAATCGCATGGGGGATTTGGTGGATGAAATCCTTAGCTGGTTGTTAGACAACGGCGGGCCGTTTATCAGAGCAATCACGGTCAGCGATGGGCCTGGATTGAATAGCGAAGATCGTTGGTTAAATCAGGGCATGTGGCAAGGAATAGAATTCACTATCGACTGGGGTGAGGTGGAAGGTTAATGGTTCTAGTTGTCGACATAGAGCTGACCGGAATTGAAGGATTAAGAAAAGCACAAGTCAATCGAGCACTGAAGAACGCGAATAGAAAGTTAGGTTTACGGTGGCGGCGATTCAAACTAAAAGGACACTTTACCGAAACCGGAGAACGTCGCTATCAATTTGCACCACGCAGTAAACGATACCAGAAATTCAAAATTGAGCACTTGAAACACCATCACGATTTAGTATTTAGCGGTGACGGCAAACGCGAGGCACTGAGAAGCAAAAAAGTAGTACCAACCAAAAATAGTGTGAAGATACCGCTGCCAAGAAAATTCAATCTACGACCCAAAAGCGGCCGAACGAATTTATCAAAAGAGATACGAGCCGTGACCGGAACCGAGCTGACCGAATTGACTAAGTTTTTAACTGTCCAGATTGACAAAGAATTAGCACGCGAAGTTGGGCAAGGTCCTAGCCGTGTGCGTAGCTTGTCAATTTCAGGCAATGGATAATCGAGGAATACTATGGCCAGATTTTCAACTGACAGTTTAGTTATTGACGACACGGGTTCGGGTGCCATTAAGCTACGCGGCATTGGCTCGGCAGCGCATGATTTGGGAATCACCACCATTGGCCCGGATTCCGGCAACACCTACGACGAAGCAAAGTTCATCGGCTCGCAATTGGTGACGATGCCGTTTACGGTAACGGCGATTTCAACATTGCTGGGGAAAGTTGGTTTACTGACGGGTCTTTGTGTTCCTACCGGTGTGAATCCGGGTGTGGAGCTTTACGGCCAGAAGCACGATCCTTGCGGAACTGCTGGGCGGGCGGCAGGTTCGGTTAACTTGAAAGTAGCTGCCGACAAGGCGCATGTTTTTATTCAGTCTATTAGCGGCAGTCGTGGATCGAGTGCTATTGCCACATTGCTAATCGTTGCACTGTCGGAAGGTGCGGCGGCACCAACTGCGGTAGTGTATAACGTTGCACTGCCAACGGGCTTGACTGTAGATGAAGAATTTTCCATTGCTCATTGCGATGTTGCGGGTCAAGTGTTGGCGGTCAACAGCATTCAGTCTTGGTCGATTGATACGGGGATAGAATTTACGCAACTGTCGGCCGTCGATGAGATTTGGGCGACTGATGTGGACATCACCAAAATTCGGCCGCGTATTACAATCCAAACAGATGCCCCTGACATTCTGGACGCGGCAAAGATTCCCTACGGTGGCGTTGCTTGTACTCACGCCAATACAGAGCTTTGGTTGCGCGAGAGAACCGCACAGGGCGGCTTGACTGCCAAGGCAACGACCAATCACATTAAGGTGACGGCGGCCGGGTTCGCTTACATCAATCAGCATTACGACGCCAGCGGATCGGCGGTTGGCGGCACGGAGATTATTATTGAAACCATCGAGACTGGTGGCAGCGCGCCACTGGTCGCAACAACTGGGCTAGCCATTACTTAATAGGTTTATCATGGAAAAAAAAGAAAAGGCTGTGCGGGTATTGAACCACGCCGGCCATCCCAGAGGCGTTGCCGAAAGGCTGAACGAAAAAGAGATCGGCGACCTGGCCGCAATCTTCGACAAAGCAGCGGTTAAAGACGTGCTAGCCTGCATACCGACTGGTGTATTCAGTCCGATCTGGGAAGCACACTTGGAGCGATTGGCCGACAGCAAGGCAGTTGTCGATGAGGAACCTATTGCGGTTACCGATGAGGAACCAATTGAACCATGAGTACGTTTCTCTATTTCGCACCGGGACACGACAAGCCGGTTATGCAAAGCGATCTGGCTGCGCTGGGCTGCGATTATGCAATGGACAACAATCCGGCCGCTACGTCGCTATCTGGACGCTCACCGGCCGAAGGTGCGACAGGCTGGTTATTTACCGACGTTAACACAACGCTTGCTTACAAGCCAGAACACCAGATTTGGCGGAAGTCGCCTGGTTCGGAATTGTGGATTGGCTACTGGAAGGATAAGCGACCAGGCCCGGAAACGTTGGCGCGACCCCAGCAGCTTACCGGCGAGCTAGTGAAAATGGCCGATGATAAAGAATGGCTAATTCCTCGATTGCGAATGTTTGCCGGTGATGATGGGTTCCAGGTTGTATTGCCGACAATGCCCGATATCGACGATGACGGAAAGTGGATTGTCGGCGAGACATGCGAACAATTCAACGGACTGAATGAGATTAGCAATCGGTTGTTCGAAGCGATGGTTGTTTCGTCTACTGTGCCAGAGAAGAAAGAAGGCGACAACCAGCCAGAGACAGCGGAACCACTGACAACCGAAGAAGCTTTAGACATTGTGTGCGAGCTGCTGGCCACGAATTACTACGTCAGCAAGATCGAGGTCGCTATGCTCGGCCTGTTGAAAACTGATGATACGCTTATGGACGCGGCACGGGTGGCGATGGATTGGGATACGGCAATAAATTGGGCGCAAAAAAAAACAACGGAGCCACACCAACTGACCATCGCTGGCTGACGTTCCGGGCCTGGTCGCGGGGGATGTTACCGAATTACCGGCCGACATTGGCTGACCTGATTGCTCTTAATTACAACTGGGA